CTAGCAAGACGCTCTTGCGCTTCAGGAGAAGAAAAATCTGGAGTTCTTTGACCACCGCCCATATATTGAGTCGGAGGCTGTCTGGCTGCATATACTCTTTGCACTTGTTCAGGAGAAGCGTATTGGAAAGCCCGTCTTGCTTCAGCCATAGTAGGAGAAGTATCGAGAGTTGGTGCTACTGGTGGAGGTGCTCTTTCTTGTTGTACCCCTACTTTATTCCTAACTGCTGGATTAATTGTAGCAGTTTTATCACTCATTGGTGCAAAAGTCGTAGTTTGTTTTGGAGGTTCTACTGATGGGCTTGTTGTATGAATATAATTATCCATAATATGTGGAGCAAACTCTTGAGCCGAAACACCGGAACTAAGTCTAGAGCCTACTGCGCGAGAAGGCATTTCTTCTGCTGATAAAATTGGCCTGTCTGGGGTGTGACCATGATGAATTGCTAATGCTCTTGCGATTTGTTCAGTCATTCTTCTTTGACCTTCTACGTCAGGATGTAAAGATAGAGAATGTTCAAAATCTAAATCCCGTAATGCACTTATTCCTCCTCCGGCCTCAGACTCACCCATAAGATTAGCAAAAGCAAATAAATCAGCAGCAACATCATGTCCTCTTTTTCTTCTATCTAATTGATATCTAGTTTTTAATTTACCAGCATTTACATGTGTTCTAAAATCATTATATGCCATAGCATCTTCAGGAGTACTGATATTTTCTCTTAATGCGTCTACTACTTGACTTGCTATTCCTTGTTTTGGGTCACCCATTAACAGATGTAATGCAGTCGGAGTTTCTGCTAATTTTCTAACTGCTGCATTGGCTAATGTTGCATCTGAAATAACTTGACCTAATGTAAAAGTTCCACCTGCATCAGCAAAAAACGGCTCATTCAAAACTTCAGGTGGTATTTTTTTAGGGTCTAATTCTAGAAGTGTTTGTGCAAACTTATCTATTCCTGCTTTTCTACCTGTTTTACCTGTAGAATACAAAACATCTGGTAAATGCCGCATCATTTCCCAAGAATGAATATCACCGACTGATTGACCCATTTTTTCTTGTCCCATTCTTTGTAGCCATGAATCAGCCATCTCCCCACCTGAGCCTAATTTTTGACCCATTACTCCTTTTTTTCGTGAAGCAATCGCTTGACCCGTTTGTGAATTAATTGCTAAATCATCAACTGATATGTTATGATGAGTAATACCCTCTTCATATTTTCCTAATTGAATACCATCTTCTACTAAAATATCTTTAATAAAATGAGCCATAGGTATTGCGTATGTTTCACCAAATCTACCAAGAATTGCATGGTTAGCACTATTAGCAAAAACAGTACCAAACTGATTGTGTCTATCTGTCCCTGCTTCCTCACTACCATGAGAACCCCTAATTTTCATTCCTAAAGTTTCATTTTTATTTTTCCCGGATTGATAATCCATTAACTTAAGTTTTCGCCATTCATGAGATTCTACATGTGGTAAAGTATGATTATCATCTCCTCTCTTAGTTTTCTCATCGTTGTATCTTTGAATGGCTTCTTGAACAACTTCTCTAGGGTCTTTATTAGAACCTGCTTGTTTTAGTTTAAAACCAACTTTTCGAATTAAACCATCTATACCGTGCATGTGGTCTATTCCGAACTCATCTCTCCAAACTTTTTCACCAAACTCACCAATGCCCCATTGACCCTTAGTATCTTCATCCTTATCTCCATAATGAGAAAACATTGGCCTATCATAACCTTCAGGGTGAGAGCCATCATGGTTACCATGCATTATATGTTCAGGGTGATTTCCTAAATAGAATATATCTCCAGTTACTGGGTGAACACCGTGATTCCCATCACCTTTGAAAATTATTTTTGGTTTAGAAAAATCAACTACAACTCTCATGGTGTTGCACCCCCTCGCCCAACATCATGACCGACTGTATCAATTCCGAAGTGGCGAGGGTCTGTCTTTGCATCTTCTGTAGCCCCTTCATTTCTATTCGTAGATTTAGGTGCATTACTAGGATGTTTAGGGAGATTACTTCCAGCACCACTTGTATCAGGATTCCCATATCCTTTCTTCTTACTTTCTTTTTCTCTAAGGATTCTTCTAGTTCTATTGAGTAATTGTCTTAATTCTTGTACAGTAGCCCAATCAAAACCCCCTCTTCTTTTTTGTAATTCTGAACCAATAAATATATCTTCACTTGTCATAACAGGCGAGGGCATACCAGTACCAGAAGCACCACCTCCCATAGCCAAATGTGGAGCACCAGCGATTCTTGGTGGTTGAATTGGTGGAGGTCTCATTGGTTTTAATTTAGGTTTAGGTACTCTTCCTGAAAAACCAACCACTGATGCTGGTGTAGGTGATGCTGGAGTTCTTACTTGACCTTGTTGCGCCATAGCCCCTTGTCTTGCCATGAAACTTGCATATTTTCTAGGGTCCTCTAATCTCATCGGTTGTTTAGTTTTCAACCCTCGATGCGACATCTCGACTGCTAAATGTGCTCTTCCTAACCCAGTTTTCTTAGAACCGCCTAAACTTCTTGACAGCGCTTTTGCTCTTCTAGATGTAGCAGATTTAGGAGAATAACCTCCTTTTGGTTTTTTAAATTCGCCAGTGCTTGGGCGACCTTTTTTTCTAGCCTCCTTTTTATTTTGTTTTTCTCTTTGTTTCTTAGTTTTTGCTTTTATTAATTCTGACCAAGCAGCATTCATAGGTTCACCAGTAGCAATTAATTCACCTCTACCCACACCCGGTCCTTTTGCACCACCTGCTAAACTAGATAAAAAGCCAAAATTACCCGCAGCGCCTGTCTGTAAGTGAGTTTCTCGGTCTGCGTCATATTTGTCAGAATCGTCTCCTCTTTCATCTTCATCTTCTTTCTCACCTACTTCTCTTAATGTGCCGGGTCTTATCTTGATATGTTTTCTTTGTCTGAGTTTTTTCTCATGCTTTTCTTTTTCTTTTCTTTTTTTCTCTCTTTGCATATCTTCATACTTTGGGTCACCGGGATTATAAGCCCCATCTCCATCGTTATTTCTATACATAATCTCTGATTCTGAGCGAGGAGAGTACATTCTGGTATCAGAACCTCTTCCCATCATCCCTTCAGTCATTAGTAATCCCCCATCAGATATGCGCTAGAGCGTTGCAACGCAGAGGCTATGTCCTCATAGAACTGTTGGATGCTAGGTGGGTCTAAAAAACAACTTCCCATTAATTTTAGTTCACCTTTTATCATAGGTAAAACCTCTCTTAATTTTCTTCTAGTTTCAAAAACTTTGTCAGGTTCATCATTCTCACAAAGTATTTTTAGATACTCTATGACTTCTAAAATACTACTCCCAAACATCAAATCTAAGTTTTCTCTTTCTACATAAAAATTAAACTTTTGAAATACTAAAGAAACATAATCTAAAAACACAGGTAATCTTTTTTCGTCAATAATAAAATTATCATGAAGTAATTTGTAACCCGGATGAGAAGAAACAAACAACTCATCAATAATAATCACGCTATGTCTCCCCCAGCAGATTCTATTAATTGGGATTTTATTCTCTTCCAAGATTCGGGTGACTCTTTTGCTAATTCCACTTTCAGGATATTTATTGTTTGATTTACTGTAGTTTCTGTAGTATCACTACCCCAAGTATCATTGAATTTAACTAAATCTTTTACTTCTTTATGTAATGATACGGCATCTCTAACAAAACCATCTTCATGTACACTTCCTTCAGAAAGAAGTTCTGAAAGTTTGTCATTTAGTTTTTCAACATTGTTTCTAAGTATGCCAAGTTCTTGACCAACCGTAATTGCGACCTCAACTGCTGCTGATTTTTTAACCAACGGTTGAAAGTGGTGCTTCATGTGATGATACACAGTATTCTCAGCAATACCTAATTCCTGAGCAATAGCCTCCGATTCTGTTCCGTCAGTAAAAAATCTAGCCTCTAAAGCAGCCCTATTATCATGAGAACAAATCACACAACTAGGATTAGCACCCATGTGGTATTCACCCATATGATTTCTAAAATGTCTATCTGCGGTATTTGCTCTCCAACCCATCTCTTGGTCCATTACTTTAGGGGTGGTATTTCCAGCAAGTAAATCATCTTCAAGACCATCTCTGTCTGGATGTTGACAGAAAGAACATGAGCGTTTTGTTATACGCGCTGCTTCATCCATTGATTATCGTAGGACAACCTTGTTATTCAATATTATTACCACTATTGTGTTATTCTTGCGTAAACTGCACTTAAGAACACAAGCGAAGAAAACAAACCAAAGACGAAAAAGGTAGCCTCGTTGGTGCTTAGTTCACCACCTCTAAACATTAATACCGCTACCATCATAACAATCAAAGACAGCAACTGAACCATTATCATATCAATTATTACACTGCGTTGTGGACTCCACATTCCTAGTGCCATTTCATTCATTTGATTAATTGGGTTTGGGATTCCTGACATTACCATTATGCTCTACCTCCGAATAGTAAAGAACGTGCGGTGCTTCCTACAGCATTACCGACGTTTTCCATCATACCGGGATTTTCAAGTGCTGCCCCTAATGCTCCTTGTAACATAGATTGTTGGGACATAGCCAAAACTTGTTGCCTTCTCATTTCCGCTTGCTGTATAAGTGCGGTTGACTGATTTTGTAAATTACTTAATTGTGCAACAATATTTTCAGCAGATAAAGTTTGTAAATCAGAAGGAAGGCTTGTTACGTCTAAAGAAAGAGTACCAGTATCTTCGTCTAATTTAAAGTTTGAATTTTTAAGCACGTTTAGAATCGAAAAAGTAGAAATATTTGATAACATTTCAATCATAACTGGCATTTGAGCGCTTACAATAAACTTTTCAACAGGATTTAATGTTTCAAGCATAGCCATTAAAATCTCAGTTTCAGATGGAGGAGCGACTGGTTGTTGAGCGAATTGATTAAATTGATTATATTGGTCTTGAACCCCAAGACCAGCCATAAAACCCTGTGCAGCAGGTTGCTGTCCAAATCCAAACTGTTGTTGTGTTGGTTGTCCAAAAGGTGCTCCTGTTTGAGACAAATTGAGAGACGATGTAGATTGTGTTACTTGTTGATTATTTCCAAATATTCCTACCATTACTGATTCACCCCTTGGGTATTGGGTATAGGTGGCGCGTTATTAGGTTGCTGATTAATCATTTGTTGGAAAGCGGGTGTTGGGTTATTCATTTCTATCAATTCTTTTTGAAAAATTCTCAAATCAAATGTTACAGTGGTAATATCATTTATTCCTGTTTCTGGATTTTTATAATGTGTAATATTTATTCCTTCATAATCTCTAGCATCTTTTTCTAATAACTCAAAAAATGGCTCATACTTAGAAAGCATCAAAGGTGTATCTGCTTCACTTTTTTGCATGACACTTACTGGAACTGTGACTATTGAAACTCCTTGTTTGACTTTGTCCCTCAAACGATTAGGATTCATTTCATATTCTTTATCTTCTTCTGCTTCCCATTTACAAAGTAAGTGATATAAATGTAAATGTTCAGGGCAATATGTCCCTCTCATTTTTCTTCCACTAGTTACTTTATCCATAGCCAAAAACGCTTCGGCCTGTCCTGTAACTGGGTTCTGCCAATACATATCCCAAAGACTTCTTCCAGTTTCATCATCACATATTTTTTCGTAAAGATTATCATATTGAATTAATTCTTTACAATCACAGCCATCTACAACACAAATATGAGATTGCTTATTGTATCTATATTTACTTCCAAAAAGCCTAGCAGGTGAAATCAAACTTCTTTTAGCAGGTTTTAGTAACCTATATGCTTGTCTTATATCTGATTTTCTTGCTTTTCTAGAATTACCATGTGTAGAAGGGTAAAAATTTACTTTTGGTACTTCTAGGTTTTTTTGAGCAGCAATTTGTTGCATCGAACGTTGTGCAGATGCTTGCTCCATTAAAACTGCTCTATTAAGTTGAGGATTCCCTTGTGCGGCTAAAGCCATCAAAGCGGTTTCATTAGAATGACCTAGGGAATTAAGTTGTTGTTGATTGTAACCGGGAATATAATTAGACACCATATTATCACTTCTGTTGTGGAGTTACCCTAACACATAATTCTCCATCTTCCCCCACATCAAACTTCCAACTTAGTTTTTCTCCTGCTGTAAGTTTAAATTGTTCAATTATCCACATCGGGACAGTTGTTCTTAAACTGTTAGAACCTCCTCCAGTTGACACAAGAGTAGTCTCATTATTCACTCTTGCCATTACACGTCGCACTACTATACATATCAAAAAGGTTACTGAAGAGGTCATTTGATAGGTAAGGCTTACATTGTTAATAAATCTAACATAGTAATTTCTACATTCCATCCTATTCTGGTTGCCATAAAACTTCTTTTTGTTCTAATACCCGCTTTTTGTAAACGAATTAAATCATCTCTAAACGGGTCAAATACCTTATGTTCTCCTATTCTTCCTTGTTGCCAAAGTAATGCAGCATTGTCATCAAAAAATCTATCCGCTTTATTCGCAACTAACATTATAAGTTTTGGAGAGTATTTTCTTCCCTTTATTCTACTTCTTATGCTTCTATATCGGTAATTTCTAGAAATTAGAACGTCTACTAAATATTTGAATCCAGCAACTTGTTCCATACCATCTGCTCCACCTTTCAAAGCCCTGTCGTCAAACATGTAAATTACAGCCTCGGCTTGTCGATAAACCATATCTTCTATCCAAAGATTCCAATATCTTTCTTGTCCACCTATATCAGCAGAATTTACAACTCGTTTTTCACCTTTCCAAGAAACTCTTTTTTTAGTTGATTTAGGTAAAATATATCTTGTTAATATTTTATAATGTTCAGTTCTTTCTTCAATGGGGATATCATACATCTCTCCCGGTGTTGTCATATAAGAATCTAAAGTGGTTTTTCCTACCATTGCTGTTCCGTAAATACCAACACTTCTAGGTCTCCAAGCATTGTAAATATTTTGACCCCACAGCGCAGCGCCTACTAAAACGCTACCCGTCATACTCAAGTTAACACCTAACCTAAGTCAACTAACCAATTTCCTAATTGCTCTAATTTAAAATAAAACCATTCAACGGTAGATTCCCATAAAGAAAAATCACTATTTGCTTCAACAGCACTAAGAATAAAAACTGAAACAGTAGCGACAACAACTGTTCTAATCCAACCATAACCCCATTCGTATACGTTATCAACTGTATTAGCCAAATGCATTGCTCTAAGAGTTTCTTCTACTGAGTCGTCTTTTGGTGTTTTGAATATTTTACCCATTCAGTTCAACTCTTATATCTAAGGTCAGGAGTGCCATCCTTTTTCAATCTCTTTGTTGCTTTTCCATCTTTAGGGGGAGTCGGTAATTCTTTTACCATAGAATCAGTCATCTGATAAATCTCATTCATATTTGCAGATTCAACTCCTAAACCTAATGGTTGTGGAACATTTGTATTGTGAGCAGGGATGCCGGGATTAAAAGTAGAATGGTAATCTAATCCTAAATTAGCCATATTATTAGCATCTCTATTTTCTGTTAAAAATGAAGGTGGGGACATAATTTTATCAGGATTTTCTTGCATCCATCTTAATTCTTTTTCTAATTCCATTTCTTGCCTTCTTAATTCCATATCAGAACGTCTTTGGTCAAATGAAACCTGTATGTTTCTAAAACGAGATTGTTGTTGTCTTTGAAATTCTGATATTCTTGCTCTTTCTCTAAGATTTCTTTCAAAGAACATTTTGAATAAGTAATATGCTAGACCTTGTAAGGCAAAAGCCCCCATAGCATAATTTAATCCATTCATCCAAGTTTCATCATTTACTAGCCACAATCTAGAATCAAAAATAGCAACTGCAACCCCAATCAATGCAGACTGACTTATTATCAATCCCATCAATCTAATTTCGGAATCTGTTGTATCAGACATATACACACCTTGTCAGAGGCCACGGATGGGGTCACCTTAAACCCTTCTGAGCAAAAATCCGGTGTTTTAGGTTATTTGTCTTATTTATCCTATTATTAATATATATATAATAATTAATATATATGTATAGAGTCTATATTAATAATAAGACAAATAGGATTAACAGTTCCAGCGTTTTAGTGCTGCGCCCTTTGGTGTTAATTTACCATCTTTACTAGTTGGACCTTTACTTCCACCCATTCTAGCACAAAACGACTTTCGTCTTTTTGCTGCTTTACTACCCGGTTTTAGTTTACTTGGTTTTTTAGTAACAGGTCTTTTCAGGTTAGCGCCTGTTTTTCTTTTGAAATGTGCTCTTCCTTTTGCACTTAAACCGCCACTTCTACTATGTCTGTTTGGATTGTAACCGTGAAACGGTTTTGACTTTTTTGCTTTTTCAAAAATAGAGTCTAACAAAGCCACTGATGCTTGTTGCATCGGCGTGCAGCAATCGCATATATCAAAATCCATGTTCATCGTAGTACACCCACCATTTTAACGATTGTTGGTTTTCCACCCACACCTTGTTTTTTTGCACGTTTTCTTTTCGTGGCCGCTTGTTTTTGTCCACTACTCATAGAACCCGATGTTTTTGGTGTCTTACTTGAAACTTTTACAGAAGGTCTACACTTAGGATAACCCTTACCTGAGAGTTTTGCTTTGCTCCTTCCACATGGTGGGTGTTTTCCATCTTTATCTTTTCTTGAAACGTCTACCCATTTTTCCTTAAACCAACGATTTAAGTTCTTAACTACAAGAGTATCGTGACAAGTACATCGTGTCATACAACTCTCACCATTTTTTTAATACTTTTTTGTTTGTCAATTAAGGCATAACAAGGACATTTAGGAGATTTTGGGGAACAATTCATTACACCTTTTATCATACAAACACAAGGTGTTTTTTCAGTTCCACCACAACAGCAAGATTTTCTTTTAAGTTTCATTTCTTTTTCTTCCCCCTAAACTTACCTCGACAATATTGTACAGCCCAACCATTAGCATAGGCAGATGGATAAACTTTGAACTTTCTTTTTGCTGCTGCTTTTCCTTCAGGACAGAGTTTCTTCCAAACAGTGTCCATACCTACACAATGACCACAATCACAACTATTCATTTTTTCACCTTAACCTTACGAAGTGTACCTCGATTTTTAAAATGCCTAGCCCTATTACTACTTTGGTTTTCTAAAGTAAATTTCCCACCTTGAGTATGACTAATATCTTTTTTATTATTCGAACCATAAATACCCCTGCGCCTACGCTCACGATTCAATTCTACTCGATATTTTACCCTTTCAGGACTAGACTCGTATTTTTTATCATAGGCTAACTTATGTTGTCTGGCTGCTTCAGACATTTTTCTTTTTGGCGCTTTAATTAGAACCATTTTATTTACAGTTTTTGGACCCGGAGGTAAAGGTGGTAAAATTCTAACTCTTGCCGCTTTTTTCTTTTTTGCTTTTCTTGCTCTTCTTATTGCAACCTGTGGATTATTAGTTTTCATTTTTTCAGGTGAGGCATCTATAACATGCTCTACATTCATAGTACCAACCCCACTTCCTCTTTCGAATTTTTGATTATTACCTCTAAGCATTACTGTTTGCACTTGAGGAGTTCTATGCTTTTTATGAGGTCTTACAATACTCACAATAGTATTACCATGTGAATGTCGTAGTCCTTTCTCGTTAACACCAATAGGATTTCTATAAGAATCTAAAAAATGAGTCCTAACTGCTACATGTTTAGGGGCATTTTTAATATAATTACCTAAAGGACCCATGATACCAGCATCAACTAAACCTTGTATAGTTCTAGTTTTTACTTCAGAATTTTCATTTTCATCATGTACACGAAGAGGGTCACTTAATCTTTCAGAAGCATGTCCTGCGAAAAACTCCGGTGGTAGTTGTGAAGTGTTAACTTCTGGTGCTTCAACTAACGCATTTTCATCTTTTAAGATATAATTTACCATTATATCAGAAAACATGTAACCCCCTCATTCTCTTCGAGCATTCATCATTTCTTCTATTTGATTTGCTAAATAATCTGCTTCTGCTCTTAATTTGGCAGCACCATGTGGGTCAGTAGCCATCATTTGTTGTGCTCTTGCATCCATTTCATGCACTCTTTGTCTCATAGCCTTTAGGTTCATTCCTTGAGCAGCACCAGCACCAACACCCATTTGGTTGTAATCTTTCAAAAATTGAAATGCTTTTTTCATAGCATCAGGAGTTGCAGTATCTGTAGGAGACTTAGGAGAAGGTTTTGTAACAGCAATAACTACACTTACTCCTTTTCCTTTCTTTGGTTTGTCTAATTTTTCTTCACGCATACTTACATCTCCTTTTCTTGCATCATTCTTCTGACCATAGCCACTAATTTATCCCTAGGCATATTTGAGAAATCATCTTCTGGAACTTCATCATAGTCATCTAAGGGTGTTCCTGTTGGTTCATTATCTTGACGCATTGCTTGTGAATGTAATCTCGCAGCAGCCATTTTGTCTGCATTTGTTGTGTAAGGTGGGAAATCGTCAGGTCTATCGAAAGGTTGCTCTCGATGCCTGTCATCTACAGAGTCATACCACGCTTTCCTCAACAAATTCCATGACATTTCAAATGCTTCCATTTTACCTACTCCTTGATACTCTAACTAAACCAGTTTGTTTACGCATTTTTGGTCTTTGAACTCCTCGCGCTACCTGTCTTGCATACTTCGCTTTGGTTTTTCGGGTTTTAACTTTCCGGGCTAAACGCTGAACTTTAGCCTTTGCTTGCTTTTTTGGTCGGTCAGAAATGTAACTTTTACCAGCATACCCAAATTGACCTTTTAAGAGGTCATCTATGATGTCGGCAGGTTCAATCACAGTGTTCGAGACAAGCAGAACACTTTTACCATTTCGCTGATTGGGTGTTTTCAATGGGCTATGTTCTAGTCAAGTATGCTGCACCTGCTGCTGCATTACGAGCAGGTAGTGCTCTTGCTTCAAAGATAGGAGTTAAAGGGGCTGTAAAAGGAGCAGTGGGTTTGAAAACATTACAATCTTTAAATGATGCTAGAAACCAAGCAAAAGATATTTCTGAAAGTGTCTCCCCTTCTGGACAAAATCAGGGACAATATGAACAATTAGCGGCTGAAACCCGTCAAATGTTAAGAGATAAGGCTTCTACGAATCCCACTCAATTTTCCTGAAACATAAATAAAGGCTCTTTCAGCCATTGGGATATTAACAATTCCTTTTAGATACATTTCAGCAGCCTCTAATTTTGCAATATCTACAGATTGTTCAATTTCAATTCCGTAATCCGAAGCCCAGTCAATTAAATACCGGGTTGGTAAATTACCAAAACTACCCGGAACAAAAGGACAACCACCTAAACCACCTAGTGAAGTATCGAACTCCCTAATACCGGATAAGTAGGCAGCATCCAGTAAATGTGAAAATTCAACCTTTCTATTACTAGGCTTGTGAAGGTGAATGGCTAAATTTGGCATAATTTCGCGGGCAATTTTTACCACCGTGGTAATTTCTTTTGGGGTTGCTACTCCTGTGGTGTCTGCAAGAACAACAGTTCCGGTGTTTTCTGCACCCCATTTTAGTATCTGCACAAAAAGAGATTCATCATAATCTTCGAAAGCAGAACCAAAAGCACAGGAAACGTATAACCTCACTTGCTCAGGATAAACCTCTTCTAATGCGATTTCGTATCTCTCTAGTATTCTATCAATACTTGGGGTTCCTAAATTGCGAGTATTAAACTCTGGTGACGGTGAAAGGTAGATATTATACAAATTAACTCCCGCTTGTTTTGCTAGTTCAACTCCTTTTGCGTTTGGGACTAATACTGAAATCTGGTTATTTTCTTGATTTATTGCTTGTAAAACCATTGCGGTGTCTTTCATTTGGGGAATTAGACTAGGATTTACAAAACTTCCAACTTCAATTTGATTTAAACCAGCAGCAATCATCATATCAATCAAATACGCTTTTTGCTCTGCTGGAATCTCCTTAGAAATAGACTGCAAACCGTCTCTAGGACCCACTTCGAAAATTGTTATTGGGTCACTCATGGGGTGTGGGAAATGATTACCGTAAATTAGCATATCGCTGGAAAAGCAATCCAGCCTCCTCTTCTAGCCTAATATTACCACTCATCATCATTTTTAGAATGGTAGACATGATGATTTGTTTCTCTTCTTGAGTGAAATCTGATTCTGGTGGGTACGCTTTTAGCACTTGCCAAGCCTCAGTAAAAGGTTCAGGAGTGGTACTCATCAGTAGTAATCGCAGGTATGCTTTATAAATAAACCCGTCGTAGTCGCGTTTTACATGGTTCATGAGGCTTTTAATGACCTTTTACGGGGACAAATACGCAAAACAATACGAAAATCAGTCATTTCACTTATGGTAGGACTGATAATAGTAGGGATATTTGTATTAAGACCACTGCTGTAATACTTCTGGGGGTATTGAACCTTGACGAACTCTACTCATACCACCTTGTAAATCACCATAATCTGGCTCTTGATGCTCCACATATTCTGGTAAATCTGCGGTTCTCATTCGCACAACTCCTACTTTTGAGGGGTCTTGCTTTGTTCTTCTTGCCCTTTCTTGTGCAAATCTTAGTGCTGCTTCTGGGTCTGTAGTTGTATAATTCACTAAATCTGCTGCTCTTAATGATTCAGGTACATATCTTTTTGAACGAGTTTTGGGACTTCCACCTCTTATTCCGTGTTGTAAAACACTAGGTAAATCTACGGTTCCGTGGTATTCGTACGCTTTTTCTAAATTATGATATTCAGCATATTCAGGATTTAATTCATGTTGCCAAGGTTGAGTTTTATCGTCATATGCGTGGGTGTAGTGCTCATTACCAGCACTGTTAGTTCTAATTGAGTTTCCCGGATGCGCCCCATCAATTACACCCCTATCGACCATTTTATCCCAAAAACCTGCCGCACTATGTTCTACATTTGTAACATGTGTACCGGGCAAGTCATATCCTCGTTCCATAGCATAGTCTCTTACTTCATCAATAAAGTTTTCAAGATGTTCTGTCGCTTTATTCTGTCCCTTTACGTTGCTATTTAATTCAAAATTATCTATTTTTATTGAATTATGAAAATCATCCGGGTAAAACGTACCCCTAGAATTACCATCTTTTGATTGCCAAACAAAAGGGTCATATGTTTCTTCAAAATTAGGCAACATTTCATATTGTTCATTTGCACCTAAAGATTCTGGAAATTCATGGTAGTCTCTTTCATAAATCGGTGCTTTGAGTAAAGTCCACGCTTGGTCGAAGGGTCTATTGCCAACCTGAAGGTCTTTTGTCATACGTGTTACCTCCTGTTGGTCTAGGTTTTGGAGTCATATTTTGCAT